ATAGCACAAGTAAGTGACGCTACTTTGTTTGTACTAGACTCAAACAATAATCCAAATGTCAAGGTTACATTTAAAGATTCTTTTCCCATTTCTCTATCAGGATTAGATTTTGATATCACAAATGGCGCTGGTGATTACTTCATTGGTATCGCCGCATTTAAATACAGAACGTATTCAATTGATGCTCTAACTTAGAGTATAAATAGTATTATATTATGGAGATATATTATGATTTCATTAAAAGACTTACAAGTTATGTGGGTCGAAGATTGTAAAATTGATGAATTGAACTTAGGCAAAGAGAGTACCAAAACTCCAGAACTTCATGCCAAATATCTGAATCATCTTTCCACAGCAAAACTACAATACAGAAAAGCAGAGACTAGTTTAATCAAACTCAAAAGAATTAAGTCTCAGTATTTTCGTGGCGAGTTATCCAGACAAGAGTTAGAAGCATTGGGGTGGGAGCAGTATTTAGGTAATAAACCATTAAAGTCTGATATGCATGAGTATCTTGAATCTGATGATGACATTATTCAACAGACTGATAAACTAGAATATATTGGTACTGTAGTTGACTACTTAGAAAGAGTACTACGAGCAGTACAAGGCAGAGGTTGGGATATTAAGAACAGCATAGAGTGGACAAAATTTACGAACGGATTAATGTAAATGATTACTGTCACTAAGAAAGATGAAGTACATCTTTTAATAGACACGGATCCAAGTACCGCAAAAGAAATAGTAGAGTTCTTTACATTTGAGGTACCTGGCGCAAAATTTATGCCTGCCTACAGAAACAGAATGTGGGATGGCAAAGCACGAATGTTTAATATGTACACAAGAGAACTATATGTTGGTCTTTTAGATTATCTTATAGAATTCTGTGAGCAGTTAGAATATAAAGTAGACGTTAAACTTGACAAGATTGGAGAAGATGGTACACTTGATCAAGTAACAAAATTCACGAAGTCTTTGAACCTACATAGTCAAGATAAACCTATTGACATTAGAGACTATCAACTAGAGGCAGTAACTCATGCGATTAACAATGGTCGATCTCTTCTTTTATCTCCTACTGCTAGTGGTAAGTCTCTTATCATTTACAGCCTTTTACGTTATCACCAAGCACACGGACGTAAACAGCTTATCATCGTGCCAACGACTTCCCTCGTTGAGCAAATGTGGGGAGATTTTAATGACTACGCATCAAAAGATGAATGGCAAGCAAACAAGTATTGCCATAGAATCTACAGTGGCAAAGACAAATCAAACAAAGCCGCAGTTGTAATCTCAACTTGGCAATCAATATATAAATTTCCTAAGTCTTGGTTTGATGAATTCGATGTAATCTATGGTGATGAAGCACACAACTTCAAAGCAAAATCTTTAACTACATTGATGGATAAACTTACTAACGCAAAGTATAGAATAGGTACAACAGGTACGCTTGATGGTACAAAAACACACAGACTTGTTCTTGAAGGTGTTTTTGGTAGAGTCTACAAAGTAACTACTACAAAGAAACTAATGGACAATAAGCAACTGGCTGAGTTGAAGATTGTTTGTTTACTTTTAGAATACTCTGAAGCAGAAAGGAAACTAGTAAGTAAAATGCCATATCAAGAAGAAATGAATTGGCTAGTAACAAACCCAAAAAGAAATGCAGTTATAACAAACTTATCTATTGCTCAGACTGGCAACACCTTGGTACTCTATCAGTTTGTTGAAAAGCATGGAGCAGTACTCAATACAATGATAAGTGAAAAAGCAAAAGATGGTAGAAAAGTATTCTTTGTCCATGGTGGAACAGATACAGAACAAAGAGAAGAAATTAGACACTTGACAGAGCAAGAAAAAGATGCTATAATCATTGCTTCATATGGTACTTTTTCTACTGGTATAAATATTAGAAACTTACATAATGTTGTTTTTGCTTCACCAAGTAAGTCTCGTATCAGAAATCTACAATCAATTGGTAGAGGACTTAGAAAAGGTAATCAGAAAGAAGCGTGTAACTTATTCGATGTTGGAGATGATCTATCTTGGAAATCAAAGAAAAACTTTACACTCAACCATATGTTAGAACGAATTAAAATTTACAATGAAGAATCTTTTAACTATAAGATAGCAAAGGTAGAAATTAAATGAACGAACTAGAACCTAAAGTAATTACTCTAACGAACGAGACCCAGTTGGTTGCGTCTGTTGAAGAAATTTCTGCGGATCAAGTGAAGCTCCATACGCCTTTAAAAATCACAAGACATTATTCTGAAGGCCCTAGAGGAATGCAAGAGTCTTTTGCTCTTATGGGATGGATCCCTTTCTCTGACGATTTAGAATATTGTATGAGTAAAACAATCATTGCGAATATATCAACCTTAGGGCGGGCGTATGTGCAAGATTATTATGCGATAGTAGAAAAGACTTTTTATCCCGAACAGGATAACGAATCAGATCCAGACGAAACACTTGCGGATATCTTTGCATATGCTCAAGCAGTTGATAATGATCAAATACATTAGTATTCTTTCTAAAGGGACACGCCCTATTATACAGAGTATTTTTGGAATGTCAAGTCTTTTTTTACATTATGAGGAAATAAAATGAAAAAAACTACACCGAAACAACATTACGTTGATAACAAAGAATTTTTGGTAGCAATTACTGCATACCGAGAACTAAGATTGGCAGCCGAAGCCGCTGGTGATCCTAAACCAAGAGTAACAGACTATCTAGGAGAATGTTTTGTCAAGATTGCAAATCATTTAGCCTACAAATCAAACTTTGTCAACTATACATTTCGTGATGAGATGATCTTAGACGGGATCGAAAATTGCATAACGTATATTGATAACTTCAATCCAGAAAAATCTAAGAATCCATTTGCTTACTTTACACAGATCACATACTATGCTTTCATACGTAGGATCAAAAAAGAAAAGAAGCACATCGATATTAAGATGAAGATGATTACCAACATGGACTTCACTGATATGTTTGCAGAAGGTCAAGATACTGTTGGAAGCGAGTACTTGGACTATATGAAGAACCAAATAGACCAAGCAAACAAGCACAATGAAGATCATAAAGAAACCAATTCTAAGATTCCTAAACGTAAGCCCAAGTACCTGAGCGACAGGGAAGCCGTAGACTTGGCTAAAGAAAAGATCGAAGCCTTAAAATAATTCAAAAACCACTTGACATTTGGTAGCACATGGCATATACTGTGTGTTACTTGGAGAACTGTATCTATGAAAGATGACAACGTAATACAGGTAGATTTCACAAACAAAAAACAAAAGTATGACATAAACGATGCCTATGCTATAACACCAGAAGGCACCGTAACGTTTACATTTGGTGACGGAGAAGAATTTGTCACTGAGTTACCTGAACTTAGCAAACAAGACTGGGTTAAATTTTTTGATATGCAATCACAAGGAACATTTGACATAGTGATCGAGGAGGATAATTAATGGCAAAGCAAAGAGGAATTGGCACTCATACATCTATAGAGCCAACAAACAAAGCAACCAGTATAGGTAATGGCAATATCAAAATGAGTTCTATGAACAAACATAAAAAGAGAAGCTATAAGAAATACAGAGGGCAAGGAAAATAATAGCATCACCAACTGATCCTAAACAAGTTCACATCATGGTGGACTTAGAGACTTTAAGTACTCGCGCCAACTCTACAATTGTATCTATTGGTGCAACTAAATTTAGATTGGATGGCAAACCAGAAGAAGAATTCTATATCAATGTTGATGCAAAGTCTTGTAAAGATAGAGGCTTACATATTGATAAGAAGACTGTAGAATGGTGGCAAAAACAAAAACCAGAAGCACTCAAAGCACTGATGGTTGATCCAGTAGATATTGAAGATGCGCTAGAAGCATTCACTCAATTTATTGGCAATGATCAAGTAATGATTTGGGGTAACGGTGCATCGTTTGATGTTACTATCTTAGAAGAAGCCTATGAAGCCTGTGGCATATCAGATTATCCTTGGAAACATTGGAACATTATGTGTTTTAGAACTGTGATGAATCTGATGGGTATAAGAAACTCTGATATTCGTGCCGCAGATAATGATCTGCACCATCATGCACTAGATGATGCAAAAAGCCAAGCTAATACACTGAGAAAAATTCTAACTACATGAAAATAGCTACTATTAATGACACCCACTTCGGAGCAAGAAGTGATTCATTACAATTCGATGCATTCTTTAAAAAGTTTTATGATGATTTCTTTTTTCCCACACTGGTAGAAAAAGAGATTAAAACTGTTATGCATTTAGGAGATGTATTTGATAGAAGAAAGTATATCAATTACAATACCCTGAGAAGTTGTAAAGAATACTTCTTTGACAAGGCTGCCAGTTTGGATATTGACATCCATATGATACCTGGTAACCATGATACATACTTTAAGAACACTAATGATGTAAACTCTCCAGAACTTTTATTGAGAGAATATAAAAATGTTAAGATTTATCCTACAATTGAGGAACTGGAATTTGATGGTAGAAAAATTCTATTTGTACCTTGGATCTGTTCAGAAAACTACAATGACAGTATGGCAAAAATCAAAAGTACTGACGCAAAAGTTTGTTTTGGACACTTTGAGTTTGCTGGTTTCCAAATGTATAAGGGCATGCCAAACGACCACGGAATGGGCATTGACAATTTTAGCGGGTTCGATTTGGTATGCAGTGGGCATTATCATCATCGTTCTCGGAGTGGTAACATTTTGTATCTTGGCAACCCTTATGAAATTACATGGTCTGATTACGATGATCCAAGGGGATTTAATATATATGACACCCATACAAATGATGTCGAATTTCTACAAAACCCGTTTACAATTTTTCACAAATTTCACTATGATGATACCAGTGACAGTTTTAGAGAACGCCTTGATTCTTTTGACTTTACTTCTATTGAAGGTACTTGTATAAAATTAATTGTAGTCAAGAAGAATGACTTTCAATACTTTGATTCTTTTGTTGAAAAATTATACCAATGTAATCTTACTGAATTAAAAATCATTGAAGACTTTTCAGAGTTCGAAGATGATGCAGTGGGTGATGTAGAAGTAAACTTGGATGATACTATGACATTGCTTAATGATTATGTAGACAGTACCAACACGGATCTTGATAAAGATAAATTGAAAACTGTTCTACGTACATTGTATGTAGAGGCACAGAGTATTGATTAACAAAATAATATCAGGTGGTTGTTCCTTTACACACCCATTTATTGGTAATACTTGGGCAGAGTATCTAGCAAAACACCTAGATGTTGAATTGGTTAGTACCGCTTCTTCTTCTCAGGGAAACAATCTTATTGCTAGAAGAGTTATTCATGCAGTAGAAGAATGCCGCAGATCAGATGAACTGTTGGTTGCTGTACAGTGGTCAGCACAAAATAGATTTGCAAGATTTCTGTCTGAAACACAGATCAAAGTTTGGGAACTAGAAAATAAACATCACGATATGTTGGCAAGAAATACAGGAAATCCAATTAAGATGTTTAAAGACAAATCTGGTTCATGGTTGTTATCAAATTCAAACTGGCCTGATAGTGTGTCTGAAAATCATATGCAGTTTTCTGATCCAATAGATGAATTAATACGAACATATGAAGACATTCTTCGGGTTGAAAATTATTTGAAAAGACATAAAATAAATTACTTTATGTTTTTGGGATGGGATGATTGTTTAATGCAACAACATTCACAAAATAAAAATGTTAAATATTTGCACGACATGGTAGATCATACTAAATGGATTACTTCAGAGTATCAATGGTGTTCAGATAATACTGAACTAGCTTTCTGTGAAGGTTTACCTCCAAAATCGACAACATCTCAACATCCAACACCAACGCAACATAATATGTACACTGAGGGTGCTATCATTCCTCACTTGAAGTCTAGAGGACTTATATGATTATATTTGAAAAGTTACGATGGAAGAATTTTCTTTCTACCGGTAATGCATTTACTGAAATTGATTTTACACGTAGCCCAAACACACTTATTGTAGGTGAAAATGGCAGTGGTAAATCTACCATGCTTGATGCTTTATGTTTTGGACTATTCAATAAACCATTCAGAGCAATCAGTAAAGGACAACTATTAAATTCAGTCAATGGCAAAGGTCTATCTGTTGAGGTAGAATTTAGAATTGGAACAAAAGACTATAAAGTAATTCGTGGTGTGAAACCAAATGTGTTTGAAATTCATTGTGATGGTTCACTGGTAGATCAAGATGCATCATTAAGAGATACGCAGAAGTATCTAGAAGACTCTGTACTTAAACTAAACTTTAAGTCATTTACTCAAATTGTTATATTGGGTAGTGCGTCTTTTACACCATTCATGCAACTACCATTGGGTAGTAGAAGAGAAATCATCGAAGACATTTTAGACATACAAATTTTTACCACAATGAACCAAGTCCTAAAAGACAAAGTAAACAAGATGAAAGAAACCATTCGTGATATAGAAGCAAATGTAGAAGTTTCTAAGCAGAAAGCAATACTTCAAAAACAGTACATTGAAAATCTTGAGAACGATAAGAAAATAAAAATTGCTGAAATAGAAAAACAAATAGAAGATATTCATTCTGCAATAGAAGAGCATGAAAAACAGATTGTAGAAAAAGAAACAGAGAAAACTTCTTTGGGTAATCCAAAAGATAGAATGAAGAAACTGAATGTATTTAAAGAAAAATTTAGTAGTCAGATTACTAAAGTAAATAAAGAGTTAGATTTTTACCATAACCACGATGACTGTCCTACTTGTAAGCAAGGTATACCACATGATTTCAAAGAAGAAATTAAGAATGAAAGACAAAAGAAGATTGAAGAACTTACCAATGCATCTGAACAGATTGATACTGAGTTTGAAACTTTAAATAAATCTATGGAAAAGTTCATTGATATTACTGACAGCATTGCAGATATCAATAGCGAGATCATTACCAGTCAAAAATATCTAACTAGATTACAGTCTGATATATCTACAGCAAAATCAAATGTAGCAGACATTGATGAAGAGAAAAAGAAGCTAAAAGATTTGGCTAAAATAGTGGTCCAACATGAGGCAGAACGCACAGAGAAGAGCGAGGAGAGCCATTATCTGTCTGTTGCTAGTAACTTACTCAAAGATACTGGTATAAAAACAAGAATCATTCGACAATACTTGCCTGCCATCAATAAATTGGTAAATAAATTTTTAGCATCTATGGACTTCTTTGTTCAGTTTGATTTAGATGAGAAGTTTAACGAAACAATTAAATCTCGCCACAGAGATAAGTTTAGTTATGCGTCATTCAGTGAAGGTGAAAAACAGCGTATTGATTTAGCCCTGTTGTTTACATGGAGAACAATTGCTAAGATGAAGAACAGTGCCGCAACTAACCTACTGATACTTGATGAAGTATTTGACAGTAGTTTGGACAATAATGGTACAGACTATGTGATGACCTTACTAAATACTATAGGAGAAGAAGCAAATGTATTTGTGATTTCACACAAGGGTGACCAACTGTTCGACAAGTTTAGGTCAGTAATTAAATTTGAGAAAAAACAAAATTATTCGGTGATAGTATAAATGGAATTAGTAGCATTAGATAATCCACTTCTGAAAAAACAGCCAGAAGTATTTGACTTTGAAAATGATAACGCAAAAGAATTTGCAACCGATCTTATGAAAAAGATGATTGAGTTAAAAGGCATTGGGTTGTCTGCGAATCAAGTTGGCGAAGACAAAAGAGTATTTTGTATGGGCGTAAAGAATCCCAATACAGGAGAAGAATTTAATCGTACTCTTTTTAACCCACTGTTAATAGGTGTGAATGATGAAACAAGTCTAGCAGAAGAAGGGTGTTTAAGTATGCCGGGATTTAGACTTCACATTTCTCGACCTACAGAATGTACTATAAAATATTTTGATTTAAATAACAAAGAAACTACTGAAACTTTTTTAGGTTTAGCCGCAAGAGTTGCACTACATGAGTATGATCATATGTTGGGACTTAACTTTACTAGTAGAGCATCTAAGTTAAAATTAAACAGGGCAATAAAATCGTTAGATAAAAAAGTAAAAAGGTTTAATAGAAGGAAAAAGGAAAATGACAGATAACACATACGATTTTGGATTTACTGCGGTAGATGAAGCACCTACTGGAACAACACCAACAGCACCAGTAAGAGCAGAACTCCCAGCCGAAGCAATGGACTCTGTTATGGAAAAATTGTACGACATTGAAGCAAAATTGATTTCAATGGACAACAGTACACTAATAAGTGAACACAAAGATTTAGTAGCTGGCGATGTTCAGCAAAAATTAAAAACTCTAGAAGATATGATAATGCCACTTTTGCAGAATCTAAAGAAAAATCCAGAAAAGGAATATATTCACTGGCCAAATAGGACTGCAATCATCGATAAACAAATAGAGAAAATTAAGGCGGTAACTCAATTTTATGAATAGTTTTAAACTTGAAGATTTAAATTTAAACACAAATGTTTTTGAAAGATCAATCGCAAAAACATATGACTTGTATCTCCATGATACTATAGAAAGTCCTGACAAGTACATTGAGTGGAATCAATTGTTCAGGCGCGCAGGACCAAACGATGTAATATATGTTCATATCAACTCTCATGGTGGGCAGATCAATACAGCAGTTCAAATGATGAGAGCCATGAGAGAAACAGAAGCCACATTAGTAACATCGATTGAGGGTGCCTGTCTATCAGCCGCCACTATGATTTTTTTATGTGGAGATATTTGTGAAGTCTCTGATCATAGCCAGTTTATGGTCCACACATACTCTGGTGGATCATGGGGCAAGGGATCAGAAATGATTTCTCAGGTAACTCATGATGCAGATTGGATTTCTGAATTGATGCATGATGTATATGCAGGGTTCTTTACAAAGAAGGAAATTGATGATATAATATCAGGTGTTGATATGTGGATCAAACCAGATGAAGTAGTCATCCGGTTGAACAAGCGAGGAGATTACCTTGATAAGAAGAAAAAAGAAGCAGAAAAGCCTGTTCCAACACCAAAAACCACTCGTAAAAAAGGACCTAAATCAAAATAATTTAACAACCTCTTATATATCAATGACTTAGAACCAAAGAAAAAGGTTGACTTTTACCTTAACACCTGTCATAATGTATATATAAATGAGAGAGGTTGTTTATGGAAATTAATCAGAAATCAAATTTGGCTAAATTACTAGCCACTGAGAATCTGTCAGTAGAGCATCAAAATGTTTCTACTGCGGCTTTCGATTTGAAAGCACGTAAAGTTATCTTACCCAGATGGGTCGAGATGGCTCCAGAACTTTATGATCTATTCATTGGTCATGAAGTCAGTCACGGTCTAGAAACTCCGCCCGAAGGTTGGCATACTGCCACTTGTAATCGAGGCGGTGGTTTCAAATCATTCCTCAATGTCATTGAAGATGCACGTATTGAGAAACTAATCAAGTTACGTTACCCTGGTATAGTAAAGTCTTTTGCTAAGGGTTATGATATTCTTCTGAAGAAAGATTTCTTCGGATTGAAGAATACAGAAATCTCTGACCTTCCTCTTATCGATAGAATTAACCTTCACTTCAAGGGCGGCTCAATGTTGGCTGTTCCT